TAATACCCGAAAACCATGGAAAAGACAATACCTTTTCCATCAGTAGTTACAGTTTGTGTAGAACTTGTTCCAGTAGCATTAGTTACTTTTGCTCTACCAGTGCCATTTGGTGCTACAGTTATATCTCCGTTAGCAGCATCTGTAATAGTGACCGTTCCGGAGTTTGTCCCACTATTTGTGCTTAAAATTAAATCTGTTGCACCACCTGTTGTTACAGTTAGTGTTCCAGCTCCATTTGATGTTAAAATAGCAGCTGCGCCACTATCTCCAACTTTTACTGTATCCGCTGCAAGAACAACATCTCCTGTTCCATTTGGAATAATATCTATATCCGCATCAGAAGTAGATACAATGTCGTTTCCATTAACATCTAAATCACCACCAAGTTGAGGTGAAGTATCATCGACAACAGCATTTATACCAGTAGCAAGAGTTAAAATTTTTGGATTTGTTGCATCAGGATCAGCCGATGCAAATATTAATTTATCACCTTTGTCTGTTGCTGCAAACGTAAGTGAATCACCTGAACCAGTTGCATATTTAAATTGTACTGTATGAGATCCAGATGTTGAATTTCTTAAAAAATAAAATGTTTCAATATCATTTGGAATAGTTACGATTTGATTTCCAGAAATAGTTCCTGTAAATTCTATCATTCTTGTTTGAGCTGTTCCTGTAGTATTTCCATCTACAACTGTTAAAGCAGTTGTTTGTGCACCACCTGCTATTGATACCTGTGCAAATCCACCAAATAGTTGTGAAATAAGACTTAAATTTGTATTGGTTTTTGATCCCCATGTTCCGGCATTTTCACCGGTTGCTTGAAGTTCTACCCCTAAAGGTGTGTATGTTGATGCCATATTTTTATCTCCTATGCGACGTCACTATAAGTTATATTTGAACCAGTTGCAACATTAGAATATGTTATATTTGAACCAGTGTCAACATCTTGATAAGCTTGAATACCTATTTGTCCAACAGAAACTGTTGCAGAAACTCCTGTTAATCCCATAACAACAGGAGGACTTAAAGCTCCAACAGCAGAAGTCATAGAAACTCCTGTTAATCCCATTACATCTGCAGGAGATAAATCACCAACACTTGATGTTGCAGCTACGCCTGTTGGTATAACAAGAGGATTAGATGAAATAGTTACTTCACCAGAAGCAGAAGTCATAGCAACTCCTGTTACTCCCATTACATCAGCAGGTGTTATTGAACCTACTGCAGAAGTCATTGCTTGACCTGTTAATCCCATTACATCAGCAGGATCTATTGATCCTACACTTGTCGTTGCAGAAACTCCTGTTGGTATAATTGTTACATCTGAAATTAATCCTGCAAAAGAATTAACTGCTGAAGTTGCTTGAACTCCTGTTAGTCCCATTACATCAGCAGGGGATATTGAACCTACACTTGTTGTAGCTGCTTGTCCATCAAGCAGAACTGTTCCTTGAATACCCCAACCTTCGTTGTTGTTCCATTCACCTCTACCCCAACCAGAACCTATTTCAGCACTTACTGATACAGAACCAACAGATGTTGTTGCAGAGACTCCAGTTAATTCTACTATGAAAGTTCCACTCCAACCATCTTCACCCCAACCATCAGAACCCCATCCGGCTTCAGGAAAAGATTTTACAGTTCCAACTGATGTTGTTGCAGATACACCTGTTAATAAAACAGTTGCAACATTAGATTCCCATGAGTTTTGATTCCATGCTACGAGAGGATCGTCTCCGCCCCATATTGAAGTAGCCATAAGGAGTTCCTCCTTATGCTATTCTTATAATAGCGTCAGTTGCGTCCGCTGTTGGAAATTGAATTGTGAAAGTTCCACTTGTTACAGTTTTATCAGATCCAAATGCAATTACTGCACAAGCAGGATCACCCGATGCTGAATCATTATAAATTAAAGCGCCATTAGCTGTAAAAGATGCTGAAGTGTAACTTACGTCTGCAAAATCACAAACAGCAGTTGTGCTTGATGCTGCTGGTGTAACACTTGTAAGAGTTGCTCCGCCTGCAGTATATGCAGTTCCCGATGAATTTGTAATTTCATTTGAAGTTCCATAAGCTGTTGTTGAAGCTCCTAATGTAGCTGAACTTGTGTATAATGCTATTTTAAATGTATTTCCTGTTGTAGCTGTAAAATTATGAACTCCTTTTAAAAGCTCTACTTTAAAACTAGTACAAACTGCCGATGTTATTGCCATAATTTATTCTCCTACGGGTTTGCTGAGTTTACTGGTATACGAACAGCGCCATCAGTGTAGTCATCTCTTCGTCTTCTACCAACTTGTTCGTTAGCAAACTTCTGTACCTCTTGTTTATATTTATTTTCATATAATGTCAACATGTCTATTGGGCCTTTTAAAAATCCATAAGTTTCTGATAGACAACAATATAACAGACCATTTGGAAAATTTAAGCTAATATAATTAGTTTGATTACCCGATTCTAACGTAGCTGGCATTATATTAAAATGTATTCTAAATTTGTATGCTTGATCTGGAGTAGGAGACAAAGCTATACGTCCAGAAGTGGTGTCTGAATTACCTGTTGCTCCACCATACATAGCATAATATTTTGGTTTTGCTCTTTTTGCAGTTTCTGTAGAGGGTACATACTCTTGTAAATATGTATAGTCTTTTTTTTCTAAATATGAATTTGCACCAGTTAAAGCTGAAGTAGAATCATATACTTGAATAGATCTAACAAATAAACAACCTGCTGGAGCATTAAATTGATCTTGACCTGCAACCATTCCACCAGTTTGTTGTTTTCTATCTGCATCAATAGGAACATCTCTCATTATTCTGTATTGTGCGTTAAGAATAATATTTTCTAAAATATCTGTAGTTAAAACATTAGAATCTGTTTCAGTATAGTTTCTTATTTGTGTAACTAAAGTTGTATAACTTATTCCAGACATTATTTAATGTCTCCTTGATGTTTTAAACGTATCTTTTTTTGTTTTGCTGTTTCTTCTACTTCATTTATTATTGGCAATTCTTTTTGACTAACCACATCTTCTACAACCAAAGGTTTTTTTTCAGGTATAAATAAATTTTTTATCCAATTCCAAATATTTTTCATTATGCTTCTATAGTTATGGGTCCAACTGAACAACCATAACCTCCTCCTTTTATATTACCACTTGTAGCAGTATCTGTATCAACTGTAAAATGAAAATAATTTTCTGTAGAATATGCTGATGTAACCACAGCGTCATCTTTGTAAAGTCCTGTTGTAATTGCATAGCCTGTTGCTTTTGCAACATTAACTCCTGTTATACCGTCAAAATTTTGTGGATTAGAATAAACAAAACCACTTCCTGCAGAAGTAGTTGGGGGTCCTCTAAATCTATATGTTGTTCCACTAGTTAAACCATGACCTGGAGAAAAAACATTTATAATTCTTGAACCCGCTTGATAAGTTTCAAAACCGTTGTTAGGTATTCTAACAGTTGTGGCTGGTTCTGTTCTATCACTTCTAACATTTCTTAATGCAACACCGTCTGCAGAAAGTGGTTTTGGTTCTAATTGTGGTTGCTTTGGTTCAAATTCAGATACATGCACAAACGCACCATTCCATTCTCTAACCATTTCTCTATATGGAAATTCCATACCTGATCTATCAGATATTGCTTTTGAATGTTTTCCTGTTGCATACTTTGCCATTATCTTACTCTTCCACCTTTCATAAACGCTCTACCTAATCCACGTTGTGAAATTCCACCACCTCGTAAATACTTTGATCCACCCATTTGTAAATCTCTTATTTGTTTTTGTTTGTCTTTTTTCTTAAAACCTTCTTCAATTTTTTTACCTATTTCTTTTTGTTTTTTCTTTTGTGTTCCAGAAGCACCTCCTCCTCTGTGAAGTGGGTAAGTACCTAATTCATCAACATTATAATAAGGACTTTTTGGATCAAGTTTTTTAAATTTGTCTTTTGCACCAGGTCCTTTGTTAACTTCTAAAGGAAATAATTTTTTACGTATACTCTTAATAATTTTTTCCCCTGTTTTTACTTTTGACATTAGTTTGATTCCTCTAGGTGTAATTTTTTACCAGTTCTATCAAAGTATTCTTTTTTTTGTTTTTGTATTCTAATTTGTCTTTCCTTACCCACTTTTTCTATTTTTTTTTCAAGACCTCTTAATCTACTTGCTAATATTTTTCCCATTCCTTTTGTTAATAGTGTCATGTTATGTTCCTGGGTAATAAGCTTTTGGTGTAATATATGTACTAGAAGCTGAACCATCTTCTGCAAGCGCTCTCGCTAATTCATCTTCATAATATAATTTCATTTGTTGTACTAATTGTGGTTGATATTTTTGTGATAAATAAAAAGCTAAACCTGAAGTCATACAAGGTACAAATCTAAATGGTATGTCCCCTGCATTTGTGTAATCTCCAACATCTTGAATTCTTTTTATGTAATAAAAATGCATATCTTTAGATGCATTAGTTGAATCTGGTGTAGGGTATATACTAATACTAACATGATCTATAAATCTTTGGACCCAGTATTGATTAGGTGTACCTTTTGAAAGTTTGTTTGAGAATCCTGCGTAAGTAGATCTGTCTACTTTTGTCATTGGACTATCTGATTGAGTAGTCGCTGTTCTATTAGATCTTAATTGTGCTTCAAGGACATCGGACATTCCATATACACCATTTGGATTTGATGTAGCACTTGTGCCATCAGAACTAGCTCTAAAAAATTTGTATTCAGCTTGTCCTTCAATTAAATCAAGATCAAGTTCATCTATTTCCCAATAGTGAATACCTCTGTTTCCCCATTCTTGAAAAAGAATATTAAGAGACCTTCGAGCTGATTTCATTTGATAACCAGCTACTGAATTTAATCCAATACGTTCAAATGCTTCTTCTATTATTTCATCGATAGAAAAAGTTTTATCAAATGTTGTTGTGCCCGAGGTAGTATTTGCCATTTAACCTCCTATGCGTCTAGGTATACTGTCAACCCTGTTATATCACCTTGATCCATTGGAAGAAAACATCCACTGGTAAATAAAACTCCGTCATCAGGAATGTAAGGATCTAAATCTCCTGCGTCTGCAGGTATAGTCATTACAGTAGCTCCTGTGCTTGAAGTAGTTTTAAATAAAAAATTGTCTGCAGATGATATTACTCCATGCATTCCTTTTACTCTAGTTCTGCCTGAAAATAAAACAGCATGCATACCAACTGAAGTTACTCCTGCAGAAATATCTGTAGTAGCCGCTCCATTTCCAGTTATTTGTGTAACTGTGTTGTAAAATTTAGTTGAAGTTACTGTAGCTCCACCAGTAGGTCCTGTAATATCTTCAGTTATACTATCACCATTGTGATCAGTTCCAGTCACTGTGTATGTTACGTCTGAATTATCATCACCTGAACCAGATGTTAAAGTAATTTTTTGAACTGTACGTGATCCATCACCAGCTTGTGCAAAAGTTGCAGCAGCTGCTTCTAAAGTTAAATTTGCTCCATCTCCTGGATCTTGTTCAGCTGCTATAACAGCTGCTCCTGTTGCTGTTCCTCCAGTTGCAAACCTTGCTTTTACGTCTGTTGCCATTTTTTTCTCCTTAAAATTAATATGTGGGGCCGGAGCCCCACATTAAATTAATTAGTTAGTATTGTTTATTTGCTGTGTCCAATAAACGTTTAACACCGCTTCACCAGTAGTTAACGCGTCATCAGTCGCAGCAGTAAGAACAACTGCTTTGTCCATTTCATAACCAGATGCATCATCGTCTGAAACATTTAGACAATTTTTCATCTGTGCTACTGATTGATCCATTCCAGTTGGAATGTGATGAGAAGCAACAGCTTTTACATCATTGTCAGCATCACCTGCAAAGTAATCAAGATCTAAACTGTTAAGAGTAGCTCCTGATGCTTGTGCAACGTTAGCACCGATTTGCACGTCAAAACCAGCTGTATCAAAAGCTTCGTTAACAACAAATCTAATATCGTTAATTCTAGAAAATTTAGGAATTACAATATTGTTTGCTAAATTTTTACCAACAGTTGTTGATGATTGACCTAATGGGTACTCGTTAAATAACGATCTACACACAACTGAAATTAATCCAGATTCAATTACACCTACTTCTAAAGTTCCTACTGTTCCAGCACCACTTACAGCGATGTCAGTTACAGTTTTAAAAGTTTTAGTTGAAGAAACAAGACCAGCATTACCCATAGTTACACCTTCTGTTTGTGCATTACCTAAAACATCAGTTCCAGTAATAGTTGCAGTTAATGCAGAGTCATTACCAGCAGATGTTAAAGTAATTACAGATGCAGCTTCAAAACCACCATCAGAAGTTATTCCAGGTACGTTTGCAGTTGTGTCTAGTAATGTAACAGAAGTTGTACCAGCTCCATTAGAACCAGTTACAGCTAATTTGTTAGCATCAGTTGTTACAGTAAAGTTACTGTGATTTACAGGAAACGAAGCGTGACATTCTACGAATGCAACGTTTCTTACATTATCAGAAATAGTTGTTCCTGTATTTGTTTGAATTCGGCCAACGTTAATTGGACCCGAAAAGTTAGTTCTTGCCATAATTTTATCCTCCTAGTTATAGAACATAGTCTCTAGGCCGTCGACTATACGCGTCTATGTTCTTTAATTAATTGTATAGTGAGTTTTTTATATACTAGTTTTTAGTAGAGTGCAAGAGAGCCTACGGTATTTATGCATTTCAGCAATGTAGCTTTTGATTAAGTAGCT